ACAAGCTGCTTCTTCTTGCCAGCTCAAGCTGTTCAGCATGAGATGCTCCAAGGTTGCCATCCACACTTCCCAGCTTCCTCTCGACTATTCCACAGTAAGAACGCGAAGCGGAGGTTTGACGATGGGATTGCCATGTCCTCAAGCGTCCATCCCATCTCCGAGAGCCATTCCTCGTGGATCTGGTTGATCTGCGTGAGTCCGTGATCCGATCCATTGAAGACTTCTGAATCGGCTGAGATTGACTGACAGCGCGATTCCTTCCACATGACGCGACCGAGGGTCTGCAAGACTTCTGTCCTGTTGGGCCAGCCCATCTCTACGGCGAGCGGTAGCCATTCCTGACATTTGGTGTCGGGATCTATCTGGGCGAGCTGTACGAGCGTTGTAGAGGTCTCTACGGGCTCATCGTAGATAGTCGCGTTCTCCTCTGCGATCATCTGAGCGATCAGGGCTTCTTGGTCTGCGATCTGCTCATCGGTCAAAGGGACTATCTGGACAGTCTGAGGAACTTTGATCGTCGTCTCTGGCGGTGATTCTGACGATGATCCGAAGACCACGACCAGACTGAAATATGCGAACGCCACAAGGGCTAGGAACTTGAACGGGTGCATTAGTGCCTCCAGTGTCGGGGCTCAGCTGATGCTGTGCTCTCTTGGCTGAATCAGTTGACCGAATGAGCGACGCGATGTCAAGTCATTCGGCGAAGATTCGAGCGAACGCTTCCTCTACCAGTTTCGGATTATCTGCCATCAATGGCGAGATCTCAACATGAGTCCACTGTGCTCCGGGTGTTCCGCCGTTGCGTGTGGCAGTCCAAGCCTTCCAAGCGTCACGATCGCAGCGGTAGCCTGCTCCCCACTTTGTGAGACCAGTCAAAGGGCATCCAGTGCCATCGTAAGCATGGATCTCTTCAATGTTCAGATCGTCACGGTGCTCATAGAGAAACTCCACGAGAGCTCTGCGCTGAGGAATTGTGCCTCGAAGATCAACTGCGCGCCATGTGGCATGAACTGACAGCGATGATCCTGAGCGCATCGGACGGTTCGCATAGATGCCAATGTTCTTTACGCCGAAGAGGAACTCACAGAACTCAACGAATCGTTTTGTGCCGGCGCGTGGTGTGGGATGGTTTCCGTCTTTGTTCCCTGTATACGGTCTAGGACTCATCTTTGTCCCCTTTGTCTTTGAGGCCGTTGCTGGCGAGGATTCCTGAGAGTGCTCCGGTGAGGAAGAGCATCATCGGGGATAGGAGCGACCATGCGCTTTCATCGTTTGGTGATACTTCAAGAGGTTGGATGACGAATAGCAGGCCGTAGAGCAGTGAAGCTGTGGAGATGACGAAGGTCGCCGAGAGTGTGATTCCGACGATGAGGATGAGTCTGGCCTTGATTTCTGAGTTGGTGTATTTCTTCACGGGTTGCACCTTGTTGCTGTGGGTTGTTGTTTGCAGTTGTCTCGAGTGCGGTCATTGCATCCAGTGACGACGAACATGAGGACGACGGCGAGAGCTGCGATCACGGCGAGAGTTTTCATGATCTCGGATGGTTGCTGTAGTAAACGCCTTCAATGACCCATGCTTCATATTCTTCGTCGGTCATCAAGCGTTCGGTGTCGTCTACTTGGATATAGACGGCATCTTGTGGGTAGAGGGCTTTGTATTCTTCAGGGGTCATAGTGAGTTCCTATATCCGTAAACGCGAATAGATCCGCCGGTCATTGTTGACGATGTGACACCAACAGTGAAAGCCGTGTAGCTGGTTGTGTTGTTCAAATATCCCGAACCAACACCAGCAGATCCAGCAGTTGCAGCGTCTGCGTAAGTACCAGAGATTATGGTGTTTTCACTCAAAAAAGGATTCAACAAATCGTAAACGCCTGCCATGCCTGTAGTGCCTCCCGGCCCTAAACGATTCCACGAAGTACCGTTATTAGTTGAAATAGCCGAAGCAGTTGCCGCTGCGTAGTTCACAACTGGTGCGCCCCAATAATATCCAGTTGTCGTTGACCCAAGTTGGAGCGTCATGTATGGGCCACCTGCTGCTATTGAGTTGACTTGGACAATAATCTTGTAATGATCAAAGTCAGATGAGAAAGCTCCTGTAACAGTCACGCTTGAGACTGCGTTGCCGATCGTCTGAGTCTTGATGTGGAAGAGTCCTTGATAGTTGCCAAGTGTTGAGACATCGTTCATCACACTCGAAGTCAGGATCTCGCCGGCTGTAAATGTTGGGAGGGTAGGGATAGCCATGTTGTCTCCTTAGAACCCTGCTAGGCCGTAGCTGAGTCGGTTGTTGTCAAGAGTACCGAAGATCGGATCGTCAAGGATGAATGAACGATAGAGCTCGGCTGGGGTGAGGTAGAACACATACTCGGTCTTCTCGGGATCTGAGTTGATCTGTAGGCCTTCGATGACGCATTTGTAGGTCGTGTCTGAAATTGTGCCGGGTGTGCGGTAGACGACATCTATGTTCTGACTGATGAAGTCGTTGTACTGCTGGAACAGTGTGAGGGTGGAGGGGTTGACTGCGTAGTCCCATACATGGATCTCAAAGTAGACCTGATTCTCGCTTAGCGCGTCGCCCATAAGAGCGGCGAGATATTCGGCGCATCCTTGAACTTGGCTACTGCTTCCGTCTACTTGTGTTGTCGTTGTCGCCCATGTTCCCCAGAGAGCAACTCCTGCAGCGTTTGTCGCTGTGTACGATCCGACTGGAGCGTCTACTGTGACGACATTGTTGAACGAATCGCCGAGGGCAGACCTGAACACTGCGTTCATGGGAAGCACTGTCGCCGATGCTGTGCCACCGAATGACAATGTTGAGACATTCTCGCCGACCTGTGACCTTGCCAATAGTTTGATCGTGTCGCCGTAGTTGATCATCAGGCCGTGTTCGGTCTGCATATTTTGGGCAAGTCGAGCGCCGATCGTGCCGGTGTAATCTGCTGTAGGGTAGGCAGCACTGTTTCCGTCGTTTGTGAAGCTGATGAGTGCTGTGTATGGCGACAGTTGCTCAAGCGTGTTCAGGTCTCCAAGGTCTTCGTTTACGAGTTGCTCACGCGACAACACTCCGAACAGATCTATCGCTGTGATCGTCGCTGTCGCTCCACCTGACGCATACTGGAAGCCGTCATCGTACGAAACTCCTTGAGTGTAAAAGAAGCTCCGAGCGTTATTGTTTGAGCCGACTCCGTCCCTGTAGACCTTGATCTCTGATCCGGGCAAGAAAGCGGACGCAAGACCTGTCGAGTTGTCAATAGTAAGCGACAGCGTTTGAGGCGAATAATTCTCAAGCCATCTCTTCTTCCCATTAAAAAATGACAGCGAATAGACAAAGCCATCAAGGCTGTATCCGTCTACTGTGACCTTCCAAAGGTTCTGATTGCTCATAGTGGCCTTGTGGTGACTGGCACTGGGCCACTCATGCGGACATAACGCTGGAGAGCTGCGACGACAGCGTTCGGATCTGCTGAAGTGACTGTGATGTTGATAGTGGGGCCACCCATGTTGCCGAGCCTGTCAAGTGGGATGATGGCCTCTGGGCCTTTTTCGCCGATCATTGCGATTGTGGGGCCCGTCGTAATTCCTCCCTCACTTAGTCGAGGCAGTTTGACATTTGGGATCTCGCCGAAGTTCACCCAAGGCCCAGCTGCTTTGTCAATGCCGTCAAGGATGATGTTTAGGCCTTTGATGGCGAAGTTGAGTCCGCCTTCTAGACCTGCGATGACTGCGTTGATTACGCCTTTGAACGCTCCGCCGATGCCGTCAAAGATTTTGACTCCGAGATCTTTGAGTTCTCCGAAGCCTGACTTGATCGCTCCGAAGACGAACTTGACTACATCCCACCAGATGAGGAAGCCTTTTTTGATTCCGTCTATCGCCTTCCCGAAGATGTCAAACTTGACTTGGAGTGCGATGAGTGCTGCGATGATTGCGATGATGACGACTGCACCTGTAGCGACCCATAGAGCAGAGAATGAGGTCGTGAGTGCTGTGTTGATAGCGAGAGTGACTGCTTGGATCGTGTTGTAGATAGCGAGTCCAGCGTTCAATGCGATAATCGCTGCAGCTAGCACTGCGATAGTTGCACCGATAGCGACGATGAGTCCTTTGTTATTGGATGCCCATGTGGTGAACTTGAGTAGCTGTGGGATCAGTTTCTCGGCGAGTGGTGCGACAGCTGCACCGATGGACTCTTTGAGTTCGCCCATCTGAATCCCGAGGTTCTTCATCTTGCCTTGGGTCGTGTTCGCTGCAGTGGATGCTTGACCAGAGAAGGTCTTGCCCATAGCTGCGAAGACTTCGTCTGTGGTTGCGCCGTCTTCAATGAGTGTTGCTAGTGCTGGGTCTAATGCTTTTAATGATTTGAAATTGCCGTTAAAAGCCTTGGATAATGCGTCGGAGACAGCGCCGAGATCTTTACCTGTACCGGCAGAGATATCAAGCGCGAGACCCATCAGTTCTTGGGCTTTTGTGATGTCTCCTGTGCCTCGAACTAGCGAGTCGAGAGCTGGTCGGAGTTCGTCGTCTGCAACCGCTGCAGCCATTGAAGTCTTGGAGATGAAGTCTTCAACTGACTTGACTTGAGCGTCTGATGCTCCGGTGACATTGCCCAGAGTGGTAGCAAGTTTTTGGGCTGCAGCGTCATCTTCGGCGAACGCTTTGACAGCATCAAAAGCGACAGCGCCGACAGCTGCGAGAGCGAGGCCTGCAGGGACTGCAGCCTTCTTAATAGCGAACGATGCCTTTTGTCCTGTGGTTTCTAATTTTTTGAAGTCGTTGATGGCCTTATCAATGCCAGCAGGATTCCACTCTGAAATGATGGGGAGGTTGATAGCCATTAGCGTTTCACGATCCTCTTCTGTGCTTGGCCCATCACTTCTTGGACGATCTTGTCAACATTTCTAGTGACCTCGTCTATGTAATCATCGGAGCGAGCCCAGACGAAGCGTGACGGTGTGCGGAGTTTGCTGGTCAGATCTTGAGCAAAGTTTGGGCGTGCTCGAAGTGGGTTTTTGTTGCGTGTTTGGTTTGGGCCTCGTCCTGCCATGTCGCTCATGGAGAGAGCTGCACCTTTTGCAGTGATCCTGACTGTGCCGATGGACTCGTACTGTGCGCCCTGTCCTGCGTTGCGTTTGCGAGCCTTGCGCGTGTCAACTTTGACGACGATGTTCTTTGACTCGTTCTTCCAAGCGGTGCGTCCATTGTGCTTCTGTCCGGTCAACGGTGCAGATGATGGAATTGAGTCCTTGATTGCAGAGACCAGAGGATCCATAGCTGCTTTAATGTCTTTCGTGATTTGCCGACGAAGCGCAGGATCAACTTTCTGGATCTCACGGAGAGCCTGCTTCAATCCGTCATACTCAATTCCGATTGATGCAGCCATTATTGCTTCCGTCTTTGTTCATTGATGATCTGAACGCAAGTCGCCAGATCATCTGTCTCGAATGTAATAGTCGGAGGCCAGAACCCAGTCTCAACTAGCAGAGCTGCTAGTTGTCGCCGGAAGCCTCCTGCGTAGGGACTGCGGATGCAGTCTCCACGACTTCCAGATCTTCTAACTTCTTGACGAACTCATCAAAGGAGATCGGGACTGGATGACCTTGCTGCTTACTGGCCTCATAGGCCATGAAGGCTAGATCTTCCATCCCGATCCCACTTGAAAGATCTGATGCTCGTCGCTTGAACTTACGCTCCCACGAGATGATGACGAAAAGGTTTGTCGTTACTTGGTAGGTCTCGCCATCGGCGAGTCTGATACTGAGTGTGAGTTTCATTGGTTCTCCTAGTCGGGGTTCGGATTACTTACTAGATCAGGTGATATCGCGTGCGAAAGTTCCGCCCTTAAAGGTGGCCTCGACTACTGAAAGCTCGCCGACAGTCGTCAAGATCGGAGTCACGGTCTCCAAGTAGCAACCTGTCAAGGTGTACTCGGGATTACTCGCTGATTCGGTTGCGCCGGCAGGGCTGATAACAATGGTGGAGATTACGCCGAACATTGAGTTCAGCATGGTTTCAACTTCGGTCGCGCCGTAACTCTGGAACAGTGTGAGCGTGAGCTCATTGCTGTAAAGCCCAGCGGTGAAGGTGCGTGAGGTCTGACCGAAGGCCGTGTTCTCGAGTGCCTCAGCGGTGAGCGTCAAGGTCGCTGCTGAGCAATGATCGGTGAGCGTCATGGCCGAAGGGCTTGTGACGGTGACGGTGGGGTTGGATAGGTAGGTAACTGTGCTCATTGTTTTGTCCTTTATACGCGGCTTGTGCCGATTCTAATTGTGAGGTCGTAAGCAGGTAGCTCTGCAGATCCGATTGATGCAATCGTAGGTCTGCCAGAGATAACTGCGAGGGAGGAGTCCATTAGTTGATCAACGACTCCGAGTATGTACTGCGTAGTGTCGCTGTTGCCGGGTGGCGCGCCCAACACTCGGAGATCAATCGTGATGTCCGCCGTTTGGTTATTGAACGAACTGAAAGTAGGAAGCTCAATGAATACAGTAAGAGGTCGAGCGTTCCGAGGGTCAGTGACCGGCACAAGGCCGAGAGCTGTGATCGTCGCTGAGACAGCATCAATCGTTTCTGTGAAGATGCCTGCCATCTCATGCCACTTGCGATCTCTTGATGCCGAGCAACTGGTTGATTCTACCCATTGAAGCGACAGGTGCGCTGATGTTCATGTCTTGGAAACTGTTAAAGGAGTCCAAACTTCCGCGCTCTCGATACAAGCTTGCAGCCATGAGCACGACTCCAGCTTTGACTGCAGCGTCAGGGACGGTCGTGAGACTGTCGTGGTAGCCGGCCTGAACTCTGCGTTTAAATGACCATGCATTACTGGCATTAACTGATGAGGTCATGAAGGCTGTGTCGTTGGCGGTGGCTCCGCTAATGCCGAGAAACTCGGTGAGATCGCTGACTGTGATCCATGTGCAGGTCTGTGTCCAGACTAGGGAGCCGACTGGAGTGACTGCTTCTCGAGGGAGGTCGTCGCCGACATCTTGGAAGAGCAGCTGGTTCGGGATGATGACATCCGAGTCAAAAAGGTAGTCGCCTTCTTCATCTGTTCCGAGGAACAGGTAGGTCGGTACAGCGAAGACGATGTGAGCGCCGTTGAGCTGTGCTGCACATCCTGACAGTGTGATCGTCTGACCGATCGCGATGTCAGTGTTTTCGAGAGTCTGAACGACGGCAACATTGTCAAGCACCATCTGATGCGTGACTGTAAATGTTGCCATCGTTCGTTCCCTCTACTCGTCTAGTCGGTTCAGGCTCGCTTGACGAACTTCGTCG